ACCACCAGCTCCGCCGGCACTGATCGTGCCAGCAACGCCGTTAGTAGCGCCGTGGTCATAGCTGTAAGGCGCACCCCCCGCTCCGGAGCCAGCACCACCACCACCACCACCACCATGGGAGCCCGGGACTTCGACGTTTTGTCCGCTGCCGCCGCCACCACCACCACCACCGATGGTGCCGGCGTTCGTGATCCTGATTGCCGTGCGGGTATACAGACCTGTGCCACCCACGTAACCGCCACCTGCGCTTGAACCACCAGCACCGCCCTTGCCGGCGATATACAAACCACTGCCAACGGATAGGGCAATAGTTGATAGCGCCGGAAGCGTATCGGACGTGAAGGCGGGCGTCGCGGTGCTGCTAGATGTGATGTTCGAAGTCACCGTCAGCGTGGCAATCAGCGGAACGATGCCATTCCACCCGGCGGCCAGGGCCAGCGTGTTGACGTTGACGTTAGCGCCACCGATGTTCGCAGTGTACCTGTAAGCGTACTGGTAAACCTGCTTCCAAACACCAGCATCCTTCACCCATGTCGACTGCACGGTCTTCCATGTGCCGGCATCCTTGACGGAGAGTGTCGCGGTCTGCTTCCAGACGCCAGCGTCTTTAACGAATGTGAGGGTCGTGGGCATGACCTACACCTGGTACCAGATGTCGCCGTTAGCCCCGCCGCTGGGTGCGGACGCCGATACCGTGCGAACGCCCTTTCCGTTGATGCCTGACGCCAGTTTGGCGTCGGTCACGTTGGCGTCCAAAATCTTCGCCGTGGTCACCGCGTCGTTTGAGATACCAGCCGTCACCACGGCGTTGGTCCCGATTTCGGCGGACGTGACGGCGTTCAGGATGGCCAGGCCACCCAGGCCCAAGCCCGTGCGCGCAGTGGCCTGAGTTGCGCCGCCTGTGCCACCCAGAGTGACTGGCAAAGTTCCTGTGACACCAACTCCGGCCAAGTTGACCTGGCCGTAGACCAGATCGGTACCGTTCGACTTCAGTACGTACTCTGATGTGCCCAGTGCGTAGACCGCCCACACCGCAGCGCCGCGCAGCAGAAACTGGCCGCGTGTCGAACCGAACACACCATCGAGCGCGGCATTGAGCGTGGCATAGCCGGTCCCACCGCCTGCCTGCGACAGGAGCACCGTACCGAACGAACCGCCGCTGTAGCGTGCGAGCAGGTTGGTTGACGTGTTCCACTTCATGGCACCGGTCGGGATATTCGTCGCCGTGCCAGCACCGTGCATCGTCGTGGCGTCGAGATCACGATCATTCAGATACGAGATGACGTTTGCATACGTCGAGGTAACGGTCGGGGTGTTCCAATCAGCCATGGTCGATGCCCCTCCTTGGGCACTTTGAGAATTACGAGAAGCCGCGAGCAGACCAGCTTACGGTACCGGTCTTGCGGTCTCCCGCGCTGTCGAACAGAAGAACTTTGAACGTGGTCGGATTAGCCCCGCCCGCGAAGTCATAGACGGCCTGCGACGACGTAGTGCCAGCCGGGGTAAGCGTGATGGACGAGACTGAGATGAACGGGATCGAGAAGGTCGCCGTCGTCCCTCCCACATCACCCGCAACTGCCGCACAAGTTCCGCTGTCGGCACGCAGCTTCGAAGATAGCAGAACATTGAGCGACGATATATTGCATATGTCGTCTCCACCCGAGCTGGTCAGATCCACAGTGACCTTCAGGAACCGAAAGTTGGCAGCGAACTGGGACGTGCCGGTACCGAGGAGGCTCCACGTGCTACCGTTGCTGCTCGTGTAGGTCGTGATCGTGCTGCCCACGGTACCGGCCACGTCGGTCTTCGTCATGGTGACGCTGATCAGCGTCTGGTCCAGGTTGATGCCGTAGTCAAAAATCTCCACGTACGAAGCGGTCGCGGGCGAGGGCTCCAGATAAATCGGGTACCCGGCCGTGATCTGATCCTGGGGCGTGGACCAACCATTACTCGTGAAGTGGGCCTGCCACGTCTCCGTCGCGTTGGCCGGACCAGACATAACACCACCTGAGACGGTGAGGTTGGTCAGCACAGCATCAAACGGACCAGCCACCGCATCAGCCGCGTAGGTCAGCAGCGCGAGGATGCCGTACGTGACGTCAGCGAAGTTATTGGCTGCGATCAGCATGTTAGCGCCGCCGCCTTCGGTAATCTCCGGAGCCGCAACGAAGATTGTCGCGCCTATCGTACCCGCGTTGTTGTCCGGATCGACATAGGTGAGCAGGTCGGTGCCTGCCAGGATCGTGCCACTCACCGAGTAGTACGCCCATGAACCGGTCAGGGCGAACGAGGTCGCCGCATACTCCGTACCAGCGCCGTTGCGAAGACGCAGGGTTACATTGCCGGTTTCCGTGCCGGACTTCATCCAGATACCCCACTTGAACGTGCGGCCAACGGGTGAGGCAACAGGTGTCAAGAAGCCGGCCCAGCTGGAGCCCGCTCCCGTGCGTGTCAGCTTATCTCCCGTCATGGTCACGCCAAAGCTGCTGGTCCACGACTGATTAAGCAGGTAGTCCGGCGGCTGGGCCACGATGGCGACCACACTCGTCGGCGTACCTTCGTTTCCAGCCGAGTCCACCGCTACGACCCAGTAGACGTACGTACCTGCAAGCATCTCGAAGACAAAAGTGAACGTACCGGCCTTCTCGCCAATCGACACAGCGGAGCCGTATGTGGCACCCTTCTTGACCAGAAAGTGGTCGATAGGCACGCTGCCAGCCGCCGGCGCTGTCCATCTCAGCAGCACGTTGTTGTCGATCACCTGGGCCGTCAAACCCGTGGCGACGGCGGGACTGACGACAAACAATCCGACCTCACCCGCATCACCTACGTTGCCTGCCCCGTCAATCGCGGCGACATAGAACGTGCGAAGGCCACCCCAATTCACTGGAGCCTGCCAGATCGTGGACTTCGTCGTGCCAATAACCGTGCCGGCCGCCCACGAAGCCCCATAGCGGATTTCGTAGTGATCTGTCGCGAAGCTGCCGTTCACGGCGGTCCACGTCAGGGCGTAGTCTGTGCCTGCGAATGCCGCCGCTGGGGACGGGGCTGGGGCAGCCGTGACAGTCAGCGCGATGGAGGTAGGCGTGACGCTGTAAATGCCTTGTGGGGCCGACACCGCCGCTACCCAGTAAATCTGGACACCTGCGATGGCATTCTTCTGGTAGTAGCTGCTCTCGTTCGCCTCTGACACCATCGTCCCGGCGTTCCACGAAGCACCCTGGCGCACTTCGTAGTGATCCAGGTTCAAGTCCGTGTTGGGCGTCCACTTGAACGCCAGGCCCTGCGGATCATACACCTCGATGAGCCCCGATATGTCAGACGGGGCCACCGCTGTGGTCATATCCACATCGACAAGCTCCAGCCAGCCGCTGTACTTGCCGGTCAATGCCTTGGAGCGCACCCGGAAACTGTGCAAGCCTTCGATATTGTCGCGGTACTCGATGCTGGTCAGGGACGTCTCGCCGACGTCGTTGTACTGAGAGTCGTCCGAATTCTTCGCCTGTATCTGGTACATATACACGCGAGCGTCAGCAGCGGGCTCCCAAGAAATGATCGCCGCCGCACGAATGGACGAACCACTGATATACAGACGCGGATCGGCCGTCATGGAGCTGGGTGCCGAGATAATCCCAGTCGGAGTCGCGTTGTAGGGCGGAGCCGGGACCGTGATCCCCTGCTCGACGCGGTCGAACTTGGCCGGATCGTAGAACAAGGCCATGGCCTCGAACGTAGCGGGGTTAATCTCGATGTTCGACAGGATGACAAATTGGCGGGGCACCACCGTAGCCGATGATATGATGTAAACGGCACCGCTGAGCGGTACATCCGGCAGATCTTCCGCCCATGTAAGCTGGCTGGTCACACCTTCGGCATTGGTCAGCACGCGTGTCTCCAGCGTGCCAGTCGGGATCATGATGTTGAGCGTGTAAGTTGTCGCCGCGAGGACGGTGAACGGATTATCGGTGACAATACTCGTGAGCGTGGCCGAGGTTGCGCGTCCGCTAAAGCCCGCCTGAGCGTAGTTCTCGTCCGCGATATTGACGACATCTCCAGGGAATACGTCGGCCAGCTCCAGACCGCTACGGAAATGCACCGTCTCGGTCTGGGTCTTTTCGGTGTCAAGCAGCCACTTGCCGGCGCGTATAGCCTGGCTACGTGACGTGGCACCGTAGGCCACCACGTCGGTCTGCCTGACACCATAACGGTTGATGCTCTCCTGGTCGTCCACGTACTCGACCGAAGGGCGGTAGCCGTCGTTAGGATCGTTCCAGATGACCTTGCAGACGGTGTGGCGGGCCTTGAGCGCCGAACCCTCATACTTGAACTCGCCAGTGATGACATTGCTGTTCGTGAACAGCTTCGTCGGCGACTTGGGCATGTCCGCAGTCGCGCGGATAGCACCAGAACTCCAGAACGACATACCCCGGAAGATGGCCGACATCGTGTTGATGACGGCGTAGGCTTCCTGACGTGAATTGAGCAGCATGTTGCACTGGTAGCGAGGTTCCATACCGCCGCCGCCGAGGCCATCGGGCACGCCGACAAAGAAGCCGTCCGCATCCACACCGTCGCAATACTGCCCGATGGTGTACAGCTCCCACTTCCATGGGTTAACCGCACTTTCGGGCAGGCCCAGGCCGTAGCGCGTGCTCGTCAGCATATCGTAGTAGCACCAGGCCGGGTTATTGCTGTAGGCGGTCGTAAACGAACCATCCCAAGCGCTGGTGTAGTTTCGGGTCACCGGGTCGTAATTGCTCGGGATGCGGATTTGCATGCCCTTCAGCTCGTACGAGCGTGTGGGCGAGCCGCCGCTGAACTGCGACGTGTCGATCTGCATACCGATGTACGTGCTGTTCGGATGCGAGAACTTGCTGTCGACGACTTCCGTGTATGAGTACCAATAGAGATCGTTGTGGATGCTCAGATCGACGTTGTCGGCGGTCTCACGGACGACCTTGATCTGCCAGTTGCTGGT